TAACCCTTTAAACGAACAAATAGCAAATGCAAATTCTTCTATTGATACTTTTAATCAACAAGTAGTTGATGCTAACAATCAAATAGATAATATTTTGTTTGAGCCTGCTAATGAACCTACTTTTTTTAATAAAATTGGAACTGGTATATCTGATTTTTTAGGTACTGAATTAATATCAGGAACAGGTGGTGCTAATTATTTGGGAGATTTAACAAATGTTAATGTAGGAGAGGCATTATCAGGTATTGGTGGTTTAATATCACTTGCTGATTTTGTTGATGACCCAAATATAAGCAACACACTTGGAACTGCAGCAGGGTTAGGTGGTTTTGGTTTATTTGGTAGTGGTATGGCAGCAGCTTCACCATATTTAGGTGCTGCAGCATTGGTAACAGGTTTATTAGGTATAGGTCAAAAAGAACCATCTAACTATACAGGTTATACAGCACTAGATTTAGATACATTTGACCCACAAAGTTTTGGCATGGGTGGTAGGAAATTTAGCCAAGAAAATGTTGATATGACATCTCAAATTATGGAAGGTATTGCACCATACATACAAGAAATTGAACGCAAATATGGTGTTGATTTAAAAGGTGATTTACAAATTAATTATGGTCAAAGAGATGGACTTGCATTTAATTTAGACAATGCTGATGTAACAGGATTTAACCAAAGACTTGATTACAACCCTAATGAGGGTGATATATCCACCGAAGTTGGCGGTGATGTTTACAGAGAAAGTTTTAGTGGTAAGGGTTCAGGCGACCAATTTATTACATCACTTCTTGGTCAAATTGAGGGTATTGCAGCTAAAACAGCAGCTCAAGGTGGTACAGAATATGATTTTGAAAATTTTGATGCTAGTACAAACACAACATTAACATCAGAAGAAACTGAAGCATTACCTGCTATACTGCAAACACAAACAGAAGAACGCATATTAAATCTAGGTGAAAGACAAGGTTTTGCAGATTATGAGGACAATAGAGATGCTGACATAGCTGACTCTGCCGCAGTTGCAGGGTTTTATTTTGATGCAATGGATAATGGATTAATAACAGGAAACGAAAATGTTGACGCTGTTCAGCAAGATATTTTAGTGCAATTTATACGATATGCAGAAGAAAATCCTGATGCAAATTTAGAAGAAGTAGAGGTAAAAGATTTTTATAAAAAAAGTATATAGGTAAAAAATGGTAAAAATAGAGAATTTAGAAAAGGATAAAGCTCGTGCCGAACAAGCACAGGCATTATTACGAAACGAAATATTACNAGAGGCTTTTACATATTTAGAGGAACAATACCATATTGCATGGGCTAATAGTTCACTAGACCAAAAAGACCCTCGTGAAAAAGTTTTTATGATGTTGACAACGCTTAAAGCTGTTAAGCAACACATAGAAAATGTCGTTACTGATGGTAAATTAGCTGACGACACTTTAAACCAACTATGACCAAGCATTAAGCAGTCAAAAGGAGAAAAACATGACAGACGACAACCCTAAAGGGAACGACCCTATCAACATGGCGGAAGCCACAAGCCTACTACTTGACAGGCAGGAATCAGAAGATAATCCACAACCGAATCAAGAGGCACAACCACAAACAGAGGTTGAAGAAACCCCTGATGTAACAGATACAGAAGAACCAACAAGTGAACAACCTGATGAGGCACTAGAAGCTGTTGAGGAAGATGTATCGGAAGAATTAGATGAAGAAATAGTAACCGAAGATGAAACTGAGGAATACGAGGAACAAGAATACTATACTGTGAAGAATAATGGTGTAGAAGAAGATGTTAGCCTTGATGAATTGGTTGCAGGTTATTCTCGACAATCTGATTATACAAAAAAGACAACCGATTTAGCTAATCAAAGAAAAGACTTTGAACAGCATCAAGAGGCTCTTTTACAGGAGAGGCAATCTCTCCAGCAAGGTTTACAACAGTTAAACCAGCAGTTATCTGCGGAAACGCAAAACCAGCCTACACAAGAATATTGGGATAATCTGTATGAATCAGACCCCTTAGAATATGTGAGGGCTAAAGACAAATTTCGTGACAAAGAGGCGGAACTTGTAAAAGTTCAAGCAGCACAAAATGAACTTGCACAGCGACAAGCATTTGACCAACAGGAAGTTATGAAAAAACATATTGCCGAAGAACAAGTAAAATTGACAAAGGCAATTCCTGAATGGAAAGATAATAAAGTTGCTGAAATGGATAAAAGAAACATTGTTACTTTTGCAAAGCGTTATGGCTTTAATGAACAAGAGTTAAACAATGCTACTGACCACAGAGCAATATTAATGCTGCGTAAAGCTATGCTTTATGATGAACTTGAATCAAAAAAACCGCTTGTTAAGAAAAAAGTTAAGAAAGCACCGAAGATGACGAAATCTGGTAAAAAGATAACAACTACAAAAACTTTGCAAAAAGGAAAGGTTGATAAAGCCTTCAATAAGTTGAAATCAACTGGCAGCATGGATTCTGCTGTTGATTATCTTTTACAAAAATCCAATTAACCATATAAGGAGTTTATAATATGGCAACTTACTTAACCGCAAACGCTGTTGGTGAGAGAGAAGATTTGTCTGATGTAATTTCTCGTATTGACCCTGCTGAAACACCAATTTTCAGTAATGGCAAGAAAATTACAACAAGTGGTGTATTCCACGAATGGCAAGTTCAAGAACTTACAGCAGCAGCAGACGACAATTACCAATCAGAGGGCGCAGATTACTCATACGCTAATCCTACCGCTACAACTAGACTTGGTAATTATCATCAAATTTCTATCCAAGCTGCATCAGTATCAGGTACACTTGATGTTGTTGACAAAGCTGGTAGAGATAAAGAAACAGCTTATGTTAAAGTCTTAAAAGGACTTGAGCAACGCAGAGATATTGAAAAAGCACTTTGCAAAAACGAAGCAAGAGTAGCTTCACCTGAACCAAGAAAAGCAGCAAAAATTAGTTCTTATATAACTAATGTTTCACTTGTTTCCCCAAGTACAACACCTGCAGGTACAGGAGCTGATGTTTCTGACAAAGCTGGTACTAACGCTGCACTAACATTAGCGAAAATTGATGTTGCAATGAAAGCTGCATACGAAGATGGCGGACAGCCTGATATGCTTGTAGTTTCACCTGCAAACAAAGTAGCTTTTAGTGACTTATCTTCAGGTTCTGTAGCAACACAACAGTTGCAATACACAGCACCTAGAGAAGTAGCTATCGTTGGTAGCGTTTCACTTTATCTTACAGATTTTGGTGAACTTAGCGTTACTATCGACAGACAAATGCTTGATGACACAGTATTCTTATTAGATTCTGACCACTATTCTATTGGCTCATTACCTAATAGACTGTTTTCTGTTTCAGATGTAGCACCGACTGGTGATGCAACCAAGTTTGCAATAGTTTCTGAGTGGACTTATGTTCCAACAGCACCTAAAGCACACGCTATGGTAACAGACTTAAATACATAATTTAAGCAAAGGGGGGTATTAAGTACCCCCCACAACTTAGGATTTACAATGAAAAAAATAATTGGTTATGACCCTGTACAGAAAAAAACAACATATTTTCATGGGGGTAATGATGGTCAACATCATGTTTCAGTAGAACAAGATACAAAAGACATAATTAAAAAAGCCAAAAATTTAGATATTGATTACAAACCATACAATATCGTAGGTACACAAAAACACATGAGGCAAATCGCAGAAATACCTGCAAACCTCTATTATGAATTATTACATAAATTCGGAGAACCGAAGAAAAACAAAAAAGCATGGTCAAGATGGTTAAATGACCCTGACAACAAATATTTTAGAACAGGTGGCGGAAGTATATAATGGCAACAGATTATTCATCATTAAAAACAGAGATAGCTGATTTTTTAGCTAGAGATGACTTAACGACACAAATTGATACATTTATTGATTTAGCTGAAAGTCGCATATCTCGTGAACTAGAAACTCGGTCACAAGACACACGAACAACTTTAACAACAAGCGCAGATAATGCCTATGTATCGTTGCCAACTGATATGCGCAGTATTCGCAATGTAAAGGTAATGAATAACCCTCGTGTTACATTAAGGTATTTATCACCGCTACAAGTAAAGAAAGAATACGCAACAACAGGTACTGGTTTACCACGAGTTTATAGCGTTATTGGTGATAATTTATTTTTAGCACCAACACCTGACTCAACACTTAACATAGAATTGACCTATAAAGCGTCTGTAAGCTCTTTAAGCGACAGTAACACGACAAACACTATATTGACTCGTTTTCCTGATTTATACCTCTATGCGAGTCTATTTCACGCTTATACATATTTATTAGATGAACAAAGGGCTACACAATACAACGCACTTGTAGAGAACATACTGCAATCAATACGAATTGATGAAGAAAAAGGTAATTATGGCGTAGGTTTAGAGATGCGTGGTGATTATGGGGAAATAAGATAATGAAGAATTTTGGTGAATGGTTACCTGACCAGCCTGACAACACAAGCGGTGTGACAACAGCCAAAAATGTTATACCTGCTGCAAGAGGGTATCGTGGTTTACAAGATTTATCCCAATACAGCAATGCTGCGGATAATAGATTAAGAGGAATATTTGCCGCTAAAGATGATACTGGCGACCCTAAGATATTTGCAGGTGATGTTACAA